AAGAAAAATAATTGATAAAAACAAGTTTTAATATACAAATAAAAAAAATATTTATTCTTCCTATATATTTATAGTAATAGAATTAAAAATAAAAAAAATTAAATTATAGAAAAATGGCAGATTTATTAATGAAAATGCCGGTTCCATTTGAACCGAAAAGACAAAACAGATTCATCGTTAGGTTTCCTTCATCATTAGGGATTAACGAATGGTATGTTACTTCAGCAGCTAGACCAAGTGCAAAAATCAATGCAACCGAGATTCCGTTCTTGAATACATCAACATATGTTGCTGGTAGATTCGTATGGAACGAAATAAAAGTAACATTTAAAGACCCAATCGGACCATCAGCATCACAAGCTTTAATGGAATGGTTCAGATTACATGCTGAATCAGTAACAGGTAGGATGGGTTATGCCGCTGGGTATAAAAAAGATATTGAATTAGAAATGTTAGACCCAACTGGTGTAGTTGTTGAGAAATGGATACTTCAAGGTACTTTCATTACTGATTTAAATTTTGAAGCGTTAGATTATTCAAGGGATGATATTGCAACAATTACGTGTTCATTAAGAATGGACCGTTGTATATTGGTTTATTAATAAATCCTTTCCATATAAAAATAAATTCCATATATTATACTTAAAGTATAAATGTATGGAATTTTCATTTTTTATATCTAATATTAAAATAAAAATAAAATAATATCATGGAAGAATTAAGAATTGATCCATCAATATCGTATGATGTTGTTGAATTACCAAGTAGAGGGATACCATATCCTAATAAGAAAAAATCGTTAAGGGTTAGTTATTTAACCGCAGCTGATGAAAATATTTTATCTGCACCTAATTTGGTTCAATCAAATGGGGTAATAAAAGAATTATTACGTAAAAATATATTAGATAGAGACATCAATGTTGATGATTTAGTTGATGAAGACCGTCAAGCTGTTTTAATCTTTCTAAGAAACACATCATTTGGTGGTGAATATAAAGTTAGTTTAATTGACCCAAAAACAAAATTACCATTTGAAAGCGTTGTAGATTTATCATCAATAAGTTATAAAGATTTCACTTTAGTTGAGGATTCAAAAGGTGAATTTCCATATCATATGGGTAAATCAAATGTTGATATTACTTTCAAGTTTTTAACAAAAAAACAAGATGAAGAAATTGAGTTAATTAGAAAAACTTGGAATAGTGAAACTGCGCCACCTACAGTAACAAAAGAACTTGAATTTTTAATAAAAAGTATCAACGGTAATACCGATATGATGGCTATTAGAAATTTTTCAATAAACTTACCAATAAAAGATTCTCAAGATTTTAGGAGTTACGTGAATAAACATAAACCTGGATTAAATTTAGAACAACAAGTAATCGCCCCATCAGGAGAAGAAGTCCAATTTATTATAGGATTCGGGGTGGAGTTTTTTCGTCCTTTCTACGGAGTATAAGAAAAACCAATTAACTGAATTTTTATTTTTAATAAAGAGAAATTTTTCATATAGTGATATAATGGGTATGCCTGTTTATATTAGAAAATATTTTGTAAACTACATTTTAGAACTAGAAAATGCAAGTGAATAGTATTTATAGTTATATAAAATCAAATGAAAGAAGAAGATTTTCTTAAAATTTTAGAACAAATGGGTAATGCCGGGAGTTACAGTAACTTTCGTAGTATGAATAGTGATTTACCTGAGGAGATGAATAACGCCATTAAAGGGTTTTATGATAAAAATAAAACGGATGATGGTAAAATCGGTTGGGGTGGTAAAATAAGTCAAGGTGTAACCGGAGCTGTTGGTGCGATGATAAAAGCTGGTACAATGCCAAATTATTATCCCGATTTAAAAGTTGGTTTCCAAGACGCTCTTGATGTTTTTACAAATGCTAATGGTACAATAAAAGATTTTGGTGATATTGGGAAGAGTGTGTTAGGTGGTTTAATGAACCAAATGGTTGGTTATTACCAAGAACAAAATAAATTACAGCAAGATGTTAATACCAAAACAGGTTTAACAGGTGAACTTTCAAAGGATTTTAGAAGAGAAATAACAGAAACCGCACCAAGGTTAGCTCAAATTGGGGTATCGTTTAATGATATTAGTGAATCAATGGTTGGTTTACTACAACAATCAGGTAAATTTAATTTAATTAATGGTGAAACATTAATACAAGCTGGTGAAGTTGGTGAAGCATATGTTGGGTCGTTAAAAGATGTTACAGATTCATATTTAGCTTTTGAAAAAGTAGGTTATGGTGCTGTTTCAGCAAATGAAGCTTTAGAAGAAGCGGGTCATCGTTCATTGAATCTTGGTTTATCCTCACAAAAAGTTACTAAAGAAATGATTGGTTCCCTTGATAAATTAAATTTATATGGATTTAAAAATGGGGTACAAGGGTTAGAAAGAATGGTTCAAAAAGCAACTGAATTTAGATTTAGTTTAAATGAAACATTTAAAGTCGCTGAAAAAGTATGGGATCCTGAAGGGGCATTAGAATTAGCGGCTAACTTACAAGTTCTTGGTGGTGGATTTGGTGATTTAAATGACCCAATTAGATTAATGTATATGGCTACAAATAATGTAGAAGGACTTCAAGACGCTATAATTGGTGCTTCAGCTAATTTAGCGACATATAATGAAGAAACGGGACAATTCCAAGTTATGGGTATTAATTTAAGACGTGCAAAGGAAGAAGCTAAAGCACTTGGGGTTGATATGAGTGAATTAACAAATGCTGCAATTGCTGCTCAGGAAAGAATGTCAGCATCGTCAATGTTAAGTTCGATGGACATCACTGACGAAAATAAAGAGTTTCTTACTAACCTTGCAAGAATGAAAGGTGGTAAAATGTCAATTGATTTGGTTAATAAAGAAATGCAAGAAGCATTTGGAGCAACAACACTTGCTTTAGATGAACTTAGTGAAAAAGACGCTGAGAGATTATTACTATACCAAGACCAATTTAAAAAAATGAGTACCGATGAAATCCTTCGTCAACAGGTAAATTCAATGACTAATATGGAGAGGGATTTAAATTTCATTACCACATTAGCTAGAATTAAAGCAGGTCCATTGGGTGAAAAAGTAGCTCTTAATGTTGGTTTTAACCCTGAAGCTATGGCGAAACAAAGTAAAGAACTTACAGGAACAGTTAGTACTTTTTTAACTGAACAAATTAAAGAAGGTAATAAATTAGTTGATATCTTAGGTGAAAAAATGAAAGGGGATAAAACCACTGAAAAACAAACTCAAGCAAATAAAACGGTTACAGGAACACATCAAGTTAATGTTAATATTACATCTGATAATAAAACTGACACAATAAGAAGAGGTCAAAGTATTGAACAGATAGCATATGAGATGGGTAAACAATGGGCTAAAACAAATTAATATAAATAAATAATATGCCAACATTTTTAGATTTTGATTCAACGAGTAGTTTTAGAAATTATGTTTTAAATAAAACATTACAACAACCTAATGGGCCTCAAACATTTACTTCAACATCATACCCTGTATCATCATTTAATGTGTTACCAAATGTTGACCCGGGTGACGTTGAAACAGGTCTTGGGGATAGATTATTACAATCACAAAACTCAAACACATTTAAACCATTAGAATATTTCGTAAAAGATATGTTAACTACAATACCAAGGAGAGCAAACCTTGAACTGTATCCATACTTTACAAGTGGTAATCATACATTATTTGGTATTTTTAATACAAAAGATTATGATAATGAATCTGAAATGTTTAAATTTGCCGCTAATAATATAAGTACAAATAAAGAGGGTCCTGTATTAGCGAGAATACAACAAAATTTAATAAAAGCAACATATGGACGCGTTCGTGTGTTGGACGCACTTAATGGAAACACCTCAACAGCCGTTAATTTAGTTACAGGTAGAGAACAACTAATTGAAAAGAATTATAATATAACAGTTGCTAAAACATTACCGGGTAAAGCAATTGATTTTTTACAAACGGTAGCTGGTGTTGAATTTCCTTGGTCTGAAATACCTGGGGACTATTTAACCAATCCATATAATCCAATTAATTATAGACCAACTAAAGAAACACAGTTAGGTGCTATTTGGCAAGATGTAACAGGTGCGTTGGGTTCGTTATTTGGTATACAAAGAAGACCAACATTAACAAGAAAACCATCCGATTTATTAATCGAATATATGGGTAGTGGTCAAAAACAATCATTATATAACAATTTAACGATATCAAGATATCGACCAGATTATACATCAAGTGGGATGTCTCAAGAATCATCAAAACTATTCAATTTTATTGATAAAGTCGGTGACGCTGTAACATCGGTGTTTGGTGAAGAAGCCCCTAGTGGTAACGTTTATGTTGGTGATGATAGAGGTAATAATGTTAAACACACAATGGGTGATTTTAATGATAACACAGTGAGAAGTAGTTATTATTTAAGTCTTATGTTTGACCCAATACAAACTAAATTATTTCAAAGAGAAAGAAATATTAGTGAGGGTGGTAAAATTGGTAGTCCATTAACATGGTATAGTAAATCATCACAAAACAAATTAGGTATATACAATGAAGAATATACATCTGAACAGGGTGCCTATGAAGATAGTTTATCAACTAATTTTACTTTTAGAAATGGTTCATTATTAAATAAAACCCAAGAAATATTAAATACAATGCCGAGAGGTGGTGATGGAAAAACTCATGTGGGTAATATAATTGACCAAACAAGTAGAGTTTTTAGGGATGGTGACACACCAATATCTCGAGGTTCAGCAATAAAATATGTTGATAAATTTACAGGTGAAGAAACAGGTATTGAGTACTGTCGTGTATGGACAAAAGATAGGTCATATATGAATTATTCTGATACAATGAAAAGAACTGGAAATATACGTAAGTTCAAATCAAGTGTCATGGAAAACCCATGGAACCTTAATATTGGTCCGATGTCAAATGGTAATGGTTCATTTGATACCTCAACAAATATATTTAAACATTCAAATGGTGGTTTTTACGCTAAAAAGTATATGTTTTCAATTGAAAATTTAGCATGGAAGACATCAAACACACCCGGGTTTACCATTCAGGATTTACCATATTGTGAAAGAGGTAATAATGATGGTCGGGTTATGTGGTTTCCACCATATGATTTAAAAATAACTGAACAAAATTCAGCTAAATGGGAATCTAATGTGTTTTTAGGTAGACCGGAACCAATTTATACATATCAAAACGCTGAACGTAATGGTACTGTTAGTTTTAAAGTGGTTGTTGACCATCCGAGTATTTTAAATTTATTAGTTAAAGATCACTTTAAAGATATGTCATCTGAGGAATCTGAAAATTATATAAACGCTTTCTTTGCTGGATGTGAAGAATTAGATTTTTATGAATTAATTCGTAGATATACAACACTTGATGCTAGTGATATTCAAAACATATTGGATTATTTAAATAAAAATGGTGACCCGAAAGAAATTACAAAATATAAAACAGTATTTGAAGATAATATGGTTAAAACACCTAATACCGGTGAAAACCCAAGTATTATTGAAGAAAAAATGGATGTTGATCTTTATTTTTTAAATGACTACCCAAAAATTGGTAGTGGTGGGTCAATAACGTCAGATGTTACATATAAAACAAGTTATGACCATTATCTTAATACAAAATCAGAATATATAGATTTATTAAATAGAGGTTTAGATTCAATATTTACAACAAATACAACAAACAACATCAACGATAGAAATGTTTTATTTGGTAAAACGGAATTCTTAACAACACCTGAAATTGATGAAGCTAAAACATCTGCGGTTAATCAAATAAACGTTGGTTTTAATAAGTTAACTGAAACGTATGTAATTTTTGACAATAAATTAACACAATTAAAAAATGATATTAAAGACAATAAAATATCTGAAATTACAATAAAATTAGAATCAACAACATCATTTAGTGCTTCTGAGGGATATAACTTTCTTTTATCAATAAGACGATCTAATAGTGTGGTTCAGGAAATTTTTGATAAATTATCAAACGGTACTAAACCAACTATCAAATGGAGTGATGAAAATTTCAAAACAAATAATGTTGATAATTTTTATAGTAATGATACGTATAATTTTAAAGATTTTGGGTTTGATAATGATGGTACATTAACAATTCAAACGGTTAATAAAGGTGAAATCTCTACACAAGTAATTGATGATAAGACATTCAACTGTAATACTCAAGTACTATATAACACCGATTTATCATCACATTCACCTGTTACTTTTTATTGTAGAAATACGTCTGTTTCTTTTGGTTATAAAACAAAGACTGAACAACCAAAAGAAGTTACTGATGATAAACCACAAATAGGTGTGTTAAAACCTGATGGAACTTGGCCTTTACCTAAAGTTAGAAAACCACAAACTGATGTAATGCAACGAATTGTAATGAAAACATTATCAGAATGTCATTATTTTAAAGTTTTAGAGGAAGATTCACCATTGGTATTTTCATCGTTAAAAGAAAAATTACGTTATTTCCATCCTGGGTTTCATTCAACAACACCTGAGGGATTAAATTCAAGGTTAACTTTTCTTCTTCAATGTTTAAGACCGGGAGAAACAATACCAATTAAGGGGGTATCGGATGAAAATGATTTAACAGCAAGAAATACAAGTTTCGGACCACCACCGATATGTGTTTTAAGAATTGGGGATTTTTACCACTCAAAAGTAATAATCCGTGATGTTAATATAACGTATGATGATAGTACTTGGGATTTAAATCCTGAGGGTATTGGTGTACAACCTATGATTGCTAATGTAGCATTACAAATTTCATTCATTGGTGGACATGGAATGGAAAAACCTGTGGAAAGACTACAAAACGCATTATCGTCTAACTTTTATGCTAACACTGAAATGTATGATGAACGTTCAATTAAAACAAATACATTAATTGATGGTATTGATAGTGGTGAATTTACTAAAACATTTTTAGAAACGTTACAAGATAAAATAAGTAGTGTTGATGTGAATGGTGCAAACTCAACCAAATCAAATAATGAGGTTAGTAATGGTGTGTTTATAGGTTTAGGTAGTAATGAATTAGATTACACACCATTAATTAATGAAGTGTATGAATTAACAAATGATTATTTTGAAACATTTAAAGATATTGAATCAAAAATAGTATCAAAATATGGTTTAAAAATTGGTTGGTTACTTTTATCAGGTGAATATAGAAAAATAAACACACTCACAATACAAACAAGTAATTCAACAACAAATGATATAAATTTACTTGGGATGTATCCAAAAGGGGTTGAATTGTCAACTTTGGTTAATAAATTTATGAATTATTTAACAACAGAAATCGAAACTAGAAATGATATTTCAAGTATTATAGGTTTAGGTGATACATTGTCAAGTGAAAAATTAACAATATCTAATGAGTTAATAAGATCTGATTTGGTGGAAATGATAGAAGAAAAATTAAATTCATTAATAAACGATAGTAATATTAAAACGTTAGAAGAAAAACAAATTAAATTAATTAATGTAATTGATAAAGTTAATTTTATAACAAAATATGGTCATGACGGTAAAATTGATGGTACTAATTATAAATCGGCAACGTTAAATGGGTTCACAGAAATTTATACCCAATATAGTGATGTAATTACTTATATCGATAGTAATCATATAGAATTAGTTAATAAATTAGATAATTCATTTAATTTTAATGACCCAAATTTTGATTTTAACTTATTATCTGAATTTTTATCCGTATTATTAAGTGTTGAGAATAAAAATGATTTAATAAATCTATATAAAAATGACACGGTGAATTTTAATGATAGATTAATAAATAAAATCGATAGAAAAATCAGTAAATTTTTAGTAACACATGATAATATTAAA